ATGACCATCATACATACGATATACCTTTAGTCTAGTTTCCTTCTTCATTTCTTATTTTTTTAAGCTTCATACGCTAATTAATTACCTCCTCAATCGTTTTGAGATAGTAAATTGTATTATTGATACCTGTAAGTTCCTTGCAAGGACTTTGATAAGTCTCAGAGATTTGTTCCAAATCCTCGATAAATTGTTGTAGCTTAATTTTATCCTCCCAATCGAGAACTACTACATTTCTTGTTTCTTTTTTCATACGCTAAAAAGGTATTTTTTTATTACTACTGCGAAAATGCATATGTTTTCTTCTCCACGCCAAATTATTTTCTACTTTAATATGTCCGTCTGGGAATTGATGTACTCTATCCCAATAAGCAAACATAGAGAATATACTTTTCATACGCTATAATTCTTCTTTTTCAAATTCACTCTTTGGGACACGATAACAAACTTCTGCACCATAAGAACGTTTTACGCCTTTTAAGGGCATTAACCTTTCTAGAATATTATGTACCTTAGTGCCTTTTCTAACACTAATAGATATATAATCATATCCATAATTTGCTAGTAATGGCGAGTTGTTTGCCATATACACCTTGCCATTTTTACCAAGATTACTATGATTTCTTGCAGGCTGGTAGTACAACCCGCTAGCCTTATGCTTGATTCTGTAAGGTTTTGCCATAACAATATTATTTTAGATTAAACTGCTTTGATAAGAATGAATCATTCTTTATCAAGTTGATAATTTCTCCTTCTGTATGAATGCCTTTCCAAAACAGTTCGGTATGATCACCAACTCTGTCTTCATCTACAGAGAACGGAACACCATAGTTTGTGTAAACCTCTCCATGATGCTTGATGAGATGGCGACCAGGATTCTTTCGGATATTATCTATCCAAGTTTCATTATCGCATTCGCACCATATCTCATACTCTGCCCCTGTCAGCGTTTTGTCAATGCCAATAGGATAATGACCAGAACATCCATTTGTTCCAAAATAAATAATCTCTGCCATATTCTTTTCTTTTACCCTCTCCCTTTTACAGGAGAGGGTGGTTAGTTAATCTGTTGCAACTTCCCAATCTTCCGCAAACACATCAGATGAAGAAGGAACCCATGAATCAGCCCTACCATCCGGATTGATAATCAACATTTGGTTGGTATAATCAATGTGGGGATTCTCACGCTTCATCAGAATGTCCTTAGCAATCTGTGGCAATGACTGCATCTTAGGAATGATGTCACCAGTGATATGAGCAGGAACCTGCTTCACGATAAACAATCCCTTACCATTCCATCCCTTGCGTCTTACCGCAAGACCAGCCTTCAACAAGTTAATAGCTCCGCCGAAGTTAACAGATCCTACTTCACGATAGGCTTTCTCAAACACACTCTTTGGAGACCAAGACTTATATCCGTTATCATACTCTACTAAGTAGCCATCTTCCTCATCGGTTGCTGGCTTAATTTCTCTACCAAGCACTTTCTGTGCTTCTGTCATAGTCATGGGCTCTGCCATAATGACCTTTGTACCAATAAACTTTTTCATAATTACTTTATATTTATATCCCATAAGGGATGGTTAGTTACTATTCAAATACACTTTCAAATTTTGGATTATCATCATTGTGACAATCTGATTCTTCTACTTTTTTATTATAAGCATCACAATAAAAACTATCTTTTAGTTTCATGTGCTTACAGCAAAAACAAGATGGTACAATATCCATATTACTACTATTTATGCCCGAAGGCGTTAAACATCAATCTGATTTGCACACTCTTCTGTTTCATCAGGAACAGATAACTCATCCCACATATCACACTTATCTTTATCATTGTAGATACAAGGTCTGTGACATATTCCTCTAATATCTTCTCTTAACATACCTACACCTCCATTTCGTGATTAATACCAATACCGAAGAGAAGATGCTGTAAATCGGAAACACTTCTTACGTCTCTTAGCCATACTACATTATTATGTACAACTTTGTAGGCAGAGTATTTCTCATATTTGCATTCTAAGAATATATGGTAGCTATCATTAAAGTAATTCTCTTCTTCTTTTCTCCATCCATTCTTATCTAGAATCTCAGGAGTAAGTGGAATCGGAACAATATCCTTAACCCAAGCGCAGCTATCGCCTAAGAGATAGCCTTTCTCTCCAAATACCGCACCTTCGATGTTCTCTAAGCGAACAACACATTTCAGAACCGTTCCATCGTCTAACTTCAAAGTCTTTGATGGGTCAGATGATGTTACTCTGTAAACGACATTCTGTGCTGTACCTAGTGGTACTCCATTTGTCATCACCAAATCTCCTGGAATGTATTCTAACTTATCCATACGCTTAGTCTTTACCATTAATGAAATCCTCATATTCACCTATCGTGATTTCCACGAAGTCTGGATTTTGCTTTTCAGCTCTAATACTATCATCGAAGTAAACGAAAATGCGGTCTTTGTGACGTAAAAGCTGGGTGATGGAGAATCGGCTGACGTGCGGAACTTCGATATTCAGTTCCTTCAATATCTTGAAATGATGAGTAAAGGATTTATATGATGTAAGTACTGCTGCTATTGCCTTACCTTGCTTACTACGCTTGTTAGGCGCAATAGCTATATAGTAACCGTCCTCCAATTTTACACTGTCTACCTTCTTCCACACCTTCTTATCTAACGTATCGTAACGCTCAGAAAGAACCCATATAGCGGTAATCTCGTACTCTCTTGTGAGAGTTCTGTTAGGCTGATAGCCCTGATATTTTTCAAATTTGAAACCTACGGCTTCTTCTACTCTTTTCATGTAGGCTTGATGCTCTTCAAATTCTGCATCGAGAATACTCTTAATGTATTCACAAGCCTTTGTACCTTGTTTTGCTTCGTATAACATATCTCTTTACTTTTTACGATGATTAAACTTCTTTATAGCATCCTTCTTAGAGGCTGCCATAATCTTAACACCCTTGATGGTGAACTCATGCTGTGCCTTTGGCTGACACTTCTGCTTATCAAAAGGAATATTGCCGCTTGGTGCGTCAAGTCTAGGACTTGAACACCCGAAAATATCATCTTGTGCATAAGCTGCCGTAGCAGCCATTATTAAAGCCATTCTCATTAAATTTCTACTCATACGTTTTACTCCTTAACTTCTTTAAAGATTACATTTTTACGGTCTGAGCGTTGTTCTCTTGCGCATGGATATTGTCTCCAAACTTCACAAGCACCCTTACCATCAAAGAAGCAACCTGCACAAGTTACAGTCTTAGTTACAACGATGTCCAAGACTACTCTTTCTCCAACTTTAAGTTCTTTCATTGCTCACCTCCTTTGATAATTAAGTCAAACAATTCATCTGCGTATATCCAACCATTCAAACGGTACGCTTTAACTTCTAATTCCCACATTTCTTGATATGTGCCGCAATCAGTTTTGTACATCATATCGTATAGGTTGTAAAGATTTCTATAACCGCAGTCTCTTGAGTATGCAAGAATCCTTCCTCTGCCAATTTGAGGAACTTCGTTAGCATTGTGAATCAAATCTTTGAATATCTCTTTCTCTGCCCAATCAATGCCATCCAAGAAATGCTTATCGGCATTTTTATCTCTTTGAACCATAAAGCCGTTTTTGCTAACCTTTCTGATTACACGATAGCTTTTGCTTGCGTAATCTCTGGCGGCTTGGATTTTCTTCTTTATGTCTATCATAACTATTACTATATTAAAAAGGTAAATATGGACGTTCAAGAAAACTAAGTAAAACAGCATGTTCTTTATATGCGAAAGAATCAGTTCTTCCCATTCTCTCAAAGCGTTGCATTTGCCTTTTACAATGCTCTATAAGTTCTTTCTTAAAAGATTCGTCCATATCTAGCCCTCCACGTCTTTAGTTGTACCTACCAATGATTCATTGCCGATGTAAGGAATACAGAATTTCCAAGTACAACATGTAGTTACATATCTTCCATCATCTTCTTTAATATGACTAAAGAAACTTGCTCTCCACATATCATTATAACTATCTCTAACTAATACTTTCTCAAAAGGTTTGAATTGGAGTTCTTTTTTAATATCCACAATCTGTTTCTTCTCAGCATCCCAAGCCTTGCCTTTCTTTGCAAGAGCTTCAAAGAGCTGCTGCTTCTCTTCTTCTGTAGATGTACGAGCTGTACAAAAGTCTTTTTGGCAATAACTATCCTCATTAACAATAGCTATGTTACCGTCAAGAAAAACATGACCATAATACTTTTCGTCATCTTCTGCTTTGAAAAGATAGATAAGCTTATCTCCAATATGAGGCATAATGGTGACAACATCCCCATCCTTGAACTCAGACTTTTCAATTTTCAAAGTTTCAAAGTTTAACTTATAGCCTAGTCTTTTCTCTATTTGGCGGATGTATTTCTGAGCGTCTTCTTTGTTTGCTTTGCTGAAATCTGATGTTGGCAATTCGTCTTCATACTCTCCGAAGCACATTGTAATACCCTCATTTTCCCACAGATAATTATTACCATTGAAAGTTTCGTAGGTATCATCATCAAACCCCTCGAAGATAACATGTGCATTTCCATCTTTGTTAACTAGAATGTCTCCTGTATTCCAAGCGAGCTTAGACCAGTCTCGCATTTCTTTGGAAGGAAGGAGAATCTGTAAGCCATCAAGCCAACTTTCTTCTGTACCTAATTTTGAATAATCAAACAAAAAAGTGCTGCCTACTTCATTAGTTGATGTACATTCAATATAAGTGCCAACATCTGTTATGTGAACTTCATCTAACTTTACGTCTATATTGCGTAATAAGTCATACAACTTAGTTCCTTGCGGCTTATCCTTTAGAATTTCCGCTATATTAACCTTTTCTTCCATAACCATTAACTTGCTTTATAAAGATTAAACCACACCTTATTACTCTGTTTACTCTTATAAACATTACCTTCAAGGTCGAAATAAACACGTTTCTTTTGGTTGAACTTCTTCATCATTGGCTGATTATCCTTGTATGTCGTTACATCATACTCAATCAATGAAGAACCACGTTCATTCTTTGTTGGAGGATAACCTGATTCAGGTATGAAACGTACCTCAAATTCTTTATTCCCAATTTCAAAATTTGCTGTAGCCATATTACTTTATTCTTTTGAATTGAACATTCTTTCCGTCTTTTCGCTCATTTGATGCGCACTTGATTCGATTACACATGTCTATATTGATACAGTTTGCAATTTCATCAAAGAAACAACCGCTACAATCGGCTTCCTTGGTCTCAACCACCTTTAATGTGACTTCTGCGCCTACAGGCAAATCTTCCATAATTACACCTCCTAATCGTTATTGCGTTTTAGCTTAAGTTGTCTCATTTTTGCCTTTACTGCACCAACAGATCGTCCTAGAGCCTTTGCAAGTTCTTCATCAGACATCTTATCAAAGTTGCGTGACAGGAAGTTAACCTGGATGCCATTCCAAGGAAGGAATGCGTTATTCTGGTGTTCTTCACCATGATAGTCAACGCCATTAAGCTTCAGTCCTTCGTCGGCAGCTTTGTCTATCCTTTCCGGATTGCATACCTTCATTGCAACAACCTGTAACGCCCGGTAAATCTGACCGCCTTCCTTGAAGTATTCAGCATCCTTGTCCGGTATGAGAATCCTGGCAACCTCTCTCATCGAGGCATACATACCATACATAGACTGTATGAATTCTCCGCAAGGTCTTATGCTGCCGGAACTGATGCCACGTTCACTCATAACGTCATCAAACTTCGTACACATATCGTGCAGCATGATTGACAGGTTGTAAGCTACGCATGCATACGCCTGAAGCTTGTGTTCCTTGATGTTGTTCTTCAGAAGAACGTTATCGGTCGTGTAGAAGAGTCTCTGTATGTCAATCTTCAGGTCTTCCTCCATGCTGTCTGTGATATCAAGCCAGAGCTCGTACTGCGAAATCTCGGTAGTATACTTCTTGAATATACCTATAAGAGTCTCTGAACGGGAGAATGCCTCCTTTATGCGATACTTAAGTTCATGCTTAAACAGGTCCTTCCTCTCACTGAGATTGTCGTGCAAGTCTTTGATTGCCGTCTGTGTGATTGTAGCGAGAGAACCGATAATGAGGTAATAGAGCGAAGTGATATGGTCTACTGTTTCCCTGTCCGGCTCCTTGTAGTTGATGAAGAATGCTCCTTTTGGTGTGAAATTATATGCCGACATTCCTACACCTCCTTCTTTACTGCCAATGCGCAGCTGATACAGAATAGCATCAGGAGCGAAAGGAAAATATGTTCAACCATGAAGCAGATGAACCCGTAACCTGCGATAATTGCTGCGATGATAAGCAGGATCATCACTATTGTATGTTTGTATTTCTTCATATTACTTTGATTTAATGTTTCCGTATGCAGCTACATAGCTATCAAGCTGCTGCGTTGCGTGAACTAGTTTTTGATTGTAGCTATCTCGTTCTGCCCTAGCCTTAGAGATAAGAACGAAGCTAACAATGAATGATATTACTACCGTTATCGCGATGAACAACCAGGGCAGCTTGTGAACTGCCTTGTTTATTGCTCTTCCTAGGTTTCTTACGACAACCCAAGAGTAAACTCCTATGAACACAATCGCCTGCTTGGTGGTTGCGTTAGTAACTTCTGCGATTTTACCTTTGCTTTCTACCATAATCAACTAATTTAAAAGTATTGGTAATCTTCTGAAAATCTCATTGTCTGGAGTCTTAAACTCCTTATCCCACGTACGATACAGAACGTTAAGGTTCAGTTTCTTCGCGATGGGCTTAAATCTTTCCTCGAAAAATGAAATCTGTTCCTTAAACACATACAAGCGGTTACTAGACAATCTAGAAATATTGTTAAGGTAATCACGAGAGGTGCTGTTGGCAATTTTTTCCAAAGCCAACCAGTCTTTCATACTTTTTGGAGAAATACTAAGACCATCAATATAAGAAAAAATATGTGGTAAACGATACATGAGAATGAGTCCACTTGTATAAACGAATATGTTTTCGATGTTCGGAAAATTTTTCTTGACACTGCGGGCGAAATCATCAATGTCGATACTTGCCATGAATGGTTCTCCGCCCGTAATACACAAAGTGTGTATTGTTTTCAATTCCTTAACCGTAGCGACTGGAATTTTCTCAATATCGTACAGTTTATTGCAGCATAATTCACATTTGTAGTTGCATTTGCTAAGAATCATCAAATGCATGATTTCTGGTTTCACTTTTCTTTCTGCCATAATTCTAAAATTTACTTGGTTCGGTTGCACCAGTTATCGGTAGATTGCCAATAACCGGCTAACCATATTTCTTTCTTTGTCGCATCAGGATGTTCATTGATCCATTCCTCTGCCATTTTACTTACGTCTGCCATTTTTGTCTCGTTTTGATTCTTTTTCAAGTTTTCTCTTTAGCTTTTCAAGAGGGGATTCTTTCGGGTCTATGCCTACCCTGCGGCAATACTCTTCGTAGGATATAGCGTTCATCCTAGCCTTCTCATCCTCTATCTTCTGCTTGTCGAGGTTTCTCTGGCTGTCTATTTCGGCTCTCTTTTCGTATACCTTGCACATATACTTGTCGAGAGCTATAAAAAGTCTCTGAGGATTCACGGTCTTGCCAACATAGATTTCACCATATTCACCCATAGAGAACTCATAGAAGAACCTTGTGAGCTCGCTAGGTGTAACATGGTAGTACTCCTGCCTGATTCTCCGAGCAATCGCCTTAAACTGGTAAGGAGTAGTGACATCGAACGCGCCAAGGACCATAAATAAGTCTATGACCATTGTTCTAATCCACCATTCGCTTGCCCCATCCTTGAAATACTTATCGATTTCCACAAACGAAAGACCGCCGTTCTTTACAGAGTCGTATACTGTAGGAACACTGCTGATTCTTTTCTGAAGAGTCGGGTATTTGTTTAAGAACAAAGCGTATTGCGCGCCAAATTCTTCGATTGCTTTTTTGTACTCATCCGGCAAGGATTGAGTTAATCTTGTTGTAAGTTCGTTGCTGTTGTTCATAACTATTCACACCATTATTTTTAGGAGCGAACAACCCTGTATAGTTGTTGCCCATAGAATACTCAACGATAACCTTTGCGTATTCGGGATTTCCGCTTGACAACTGTAGAAGTTTCTTTTTAAGAGCCTCTAACCCACGTGGCTTGTAAGTCTGACGTTTTTCTTTCTTGTATGCGAGCCACATTTCAAGAGCTTCTTTGCAAGGATAATATTCTTCTTGTTTTTGCTCTGTAGTAATCTCGAAATCCGACAAATCGTTGCCTAACGAGAACGCTGCACCCATGCAAAAGATTTTCTGCTTTTCCAAGTCATTCGGGAATAGCTCGCCTGACTTCTGACGTATATTAGTTGGTAACATCATAAGCTATTGTATGTAATTTTGTTGTCTTTCTATATCATGTTGAATATGAAGTAGTGCGATATATTCATCAGAATCAGGAAAATCAAATCCAGCTTCCTCTTTTGCCCACGATTTGAAATCAGAAATTGATTTGCTCATTTCGTCTTTCGTAAGGTCAGCAGAAGAACGGAGATACTTATAGCATTCTCCTGTTAATTTATCAATCCCTTCTCTGAGGAATATATCTTTATTCACTACCAGCTTATAGAAATGCGTCTTAACTTCGTCTAGAGTGTAGCCGTATTGGAGACCGAATGCAGATAGGAGCAAATGAAGATAGGCATTCTGCTTCAAAGAACGTCCACGTTTTTCTTTCAGCTCTACCATCGCGCCTTTGTTCTCCAACTCGGCTACTTTTGTTCTAAACGTTTCAAGTTCAAACACATTTTTCAGGTTGAACCACATAAGCGTTGAATGCTCGTTTGATTAATTCTACACTAGAAGGGAAGGTCATCAGAGTTCCCTCGTTGCTGTGCTTGCTGCTGTGCAGACTGCTGTTCAGGTGGAAACAGATTTTGCTGATTCGTCGGGTTTGCCACGCCAGCAGCATTAGCAGAACTTGCCATAGCTTGTTGTGACACCTTAGTAACATTCCAGGCACGGATGCTGTTGAACCAACGGCCCTGATACTCGTGAGCATCAATATCGAAAGAAACTAGGATTTCCTCACCACTATGAATGTTGAACTGAGCCAGACGGTCTGCTCCAAAAACATCAAAGGCCATCTTCTTAGGATATTGCTCTTGTGTTTCTATTACATAAGTCTGAGACTTCCACTCACCTCTTGCAGAAACGCCGCTTCTTTCAGGTAAAACGGCAATAACTTTTCCTTGAATTTCCATTATTTTTTATTTAAAGAATTTTGTAAAACCAAATCGGCCAGCTCGTCAAAATAAGCTGCATCCTTGATAGCGGAGTCCTGTTCGCCCGTAACTTTTGATGCTATTGAGCCTTTCTGCATAATCAAGCTATAAAGATAGCCATCGATGGTATTTGCGCCCATAAGAATCCACGATGTAACCGCATTCTTCTGGCCGTTACGATAGGCGCGGCATTCGCACTGCGACAAGTCCGCCATCGTCCATGGGAGCTCGACGAACACCACATTGGAAGAAGCCGTAAGCGTAAGGCCTACGCCTGCTGCCTTGATGGAGCAGATGATGATTCTCTTTTTCCTAGCCTGAAAAGAATCGATAGCCCACTGCTTCTGCTGCTGGCTATCGGAACCGGTTACGGTGCAAACCTCATCCGGGAACTCTTTCTTGATTGCACTAACGACATCACGATGCTCGGCAAATACGATTATCTGTTCTTCGGTATCATGGAGAAACTCTATAGTCGCCTTCATCTTCCCTCGCCCGGATATCGAGCGAAGGTTCATAAACCTGACAAGAGCCTTCATTCTAAGCTTTTTCCTAGCCTCTTCCTCGGAGCAGCTCTTGTATTCGAGAAGGAACGTGAGCAGGTCTTTCTGACAGGTATCGTACTCTTCCTGCGTTTCCGGGTCGAGGGCGACACTGATGGTCGTTCTGGTCAGATCCGGCAAATCCTTAAGAACATCTTTCTTTTCTCTGCGGAAGTAGCACGTTTCGTGTATCTTCCGGTTAAGCTCTTCAAGATTCTCATTCTCGCCGTACCTGTTACAAAACTCGCCAAACCCTCCGAACTCGTCGTTCAGACGACCGAGGATAGCAAGCTGGCAGGCCAGGTCTGTTGCGTGATTGACAACGGGCGTACCTGTAAGCTCATAGATATACTCCTTACCCTGGCACAGTCCCATGATGATTTTAGACTGCCTTGTTGATGGATCCTTGACTCTTGCAGACTCGTCGATAATCACAGACTTGATAATCTTCAGTTCATCACGAAACAGGAAGTTTTTCAGCCGTAACGGTTTCGGACCGAGGCTTACGACGAAGTATTTTGCAAGCGACTCGTAATTGCATATCACTACATCATACAGGTTCATCTTAGTAAGATGGTATCCGTATGTCGCATTAACGGAATCGGTAAGAATGAGAGGCCGGAGGTTCGTAAACTTCCTTATCTCTCGTTCCCAATTAACCTTAAGTGCAGCAGGGCAAACAACAAGGCAGGGAGTTGCCTTTGCACGTTCAATGGCGACGATAGACTGAACCGTCTTACCGGTTCCCATGTCATCGCCATTGATACAGCGCTTCATGGCAAGCTCCATGCGCACACCTTCTTCTTGATAATCGTATAATTTCGGTTTATCTGACATAATAATAAATTATAATAAACACCACATGCGGAAAGCCCATTCAAGAGCCTTCTCCCTACCACGCAAATACAACTCGTCACCACGTTCAATCTTCTTATAGAATACTTTCTTCTTGGTCTTGGAGACCGCAAAGATAAAGTCCATGTTTCCGTATCTTGGGTCTATACTGTGCGTAAGATCCATATACCATGCACGGCTTCTATCCCAATCGACGAAATCAATCTGAGCTTCAAATTGTTCTTGTGACGTAGCTGCGGTGGTCTTCAAATCACCGCCGAACTCCCCGAGCCACCAGTCAAACTTGCAGCGTACCGGAAGTTCGAACTCGAAGCCCTGGTATTCCATCTTCATATGCGGATTGATGAATGTTTTCTGACCGACCGCATTCTTCAGGACGAAATCAAGGAACCTATCCTTCGTTGCCTGTTTCTTCAGAACAGCAAGCCGGTCTAGCCCCCATTTCCAATCCTTCTCCGTATATTTCTCGTCATCGACCGTCATGGCGTAATGATTGCACTTTTCTGGTTCGGTAACGAGAGCGTCAACGAGAGTTCCGAGATGGAAAGCCTTTCTCTTGTCCTCTTCCTTTACGAAGTTGAGCTGCGGGTTCAGGGCAAATTTCAACGCAGTGAGGTCCGAATTGGAGACCTCACCACGAGAATAATAAGGGTCAAACGGTTGTTCCGCCATATTACTTAGCCGTTACCTCATCCTCATATCTAATATAAGGAGAAACGATATACTCTTCTTCGCTGTTTGCGTGTTTCTCGCAAGCCTTGCGCATGAATTCCAACTTAGAAGCAAGTTTGTCAGGAGCCATCTTGGAGCCTTCAATCGTCCACCACTGCTGGATGATGTCGAGCCAGGCATTCTTGTCGGTAACAACAAGGCGTTTTGTTACCTTGATTTTCTGCTTACCGGTTTCTCCAACGGAAGTCTGAGCGAAGAGTGACTGGGCCTGTGCGGTAGCGTGCTGGGCTGCATTTTCTGCATCACGCTTCTCCTGCTCAGCCGCAAGCTTTCTCTGCTGCTCTTCCTTAGCAGCCTCATCAGCCTTACGGATAGCCTCTTCCTTAGCCTTACGTTCAGCCTCAGCAGCGGCAGCTTCTGCTTCCTTACGTTTGCACTCTTCCTCAGCAGCCTTCAGCTCGGCTTCCTTTGCCTTGCGTTCAGCCTCGGCAGCTTTCCGCTCTGCCTCCTTGCGCTTGCGCTCCTCCTCGTCCTTGATACGCTGAATCTCCTCCTGCTTCTTGCGCTCTTCCTCAGCAGCCTTACGTGCTTCCTCCTCTTTGCGCTTACGCTCCTCTTCAGCCTTGCGAGCTTCTTCTTCCTTACGTTTGCGTTCCTCTTCTGCCTTCTTGATTTCAAGAAGTTCAGCAATCTTAGAATCAAACTTCATAAGAAGCTCATCACGTGTAGCATTAACGGTCTGCTTATAAGATGCAAGAAGAGAAGCGGAAACCTCCTTGTAGGCTCCATTCATAATCTCCTTGGCATCATTCTCATCAATTTCAGAAGAGTATGAAGGCTTGTTATTAACGAACAGATGTCCGAGGTCAAGAACATCAGAACACTCTGTAATACGTTTCTTAACTTCATCCTTGTTGTCAAGGGTGAGAAGAGAGAACGTGTTATTAAGTGAGTTGATAGCAGCAGAAGAATGCTCTGTGAGGAGATTGTTCAAGATATCAATCGTATCAGTCTTCAGCTTAATCTTGGCCTCCTTGATGCGCTCCTGGCGCAGACGTTCCTGCTCAGCCTTACGCTGCTGTTCAAGCTTGTATGCCGCATACTCGTTGCGCTTCTCCTGAATCTTATAGACAACAGAATCGGTGTTCTTGATAGAGATAAGGTTCTCCATCATAGTAAAACCCTTACGGACAATATCGAACACTTGGGTAACACCCTTACGTTTCTCCGTCATTGCTTTCTCTGTCAGTTTAGCTTTCTTGATAAACTCAGCGGCTCTCTCGTCAAGAGCATCGTTCATTCCGGATACGCCAATATCAAACAACAGAGACTCACCTGCATTCACGCATGCCTCATAAGATTTCCTGTTGGCTTGCACCGCATTTTCCGTATCAGATTTTAGCGTTGCAATCTGTCTTGTAATATTGTTGGCTTGTTGTTGTACCAACTGCAATTCTGTATTTTCTGCCATATATAACAATTTTAAAATGGTGAATCACTGTCAACCTTTACCTTGACGCCTTTGTCTTCCGGTGCGGTATCTCCGGCGCCAAAGGCTTCCTGAGTCGGTTTCTGCTGAGTCTGCATGTCGATATCGGCCTGCAAAAGAGCGCCCAGACCAACCTTCAGTTTAGGATAGCCCTTGAACGCATGCTTGCATGTCTTCGAGATAAGGAAGCCTGTGTCGATATCTCTGAAATACGTTCTACCATCGTTTCCGACATAGTTTCCGCCGTAAAGAGCGTTGGCTTTGTGGTCTTTACCTCCGAACTTCTCCGAATACGTACGGAGACGGTCGATACCTTCGCGGTCAAGAACGAAGTAATCGTAGGCATTGTTCGGAAGAATAATCTTCACGTAACAAGCAACGATGTATGAATTTTCAGGTCGAGGATAGGTCTTTGCGTAATCAACGTACTTATGACCGTCTCGTTCACCGAAACGAAAATCGTCACAATTGTAAACTACGACAGGATTGTCACAACGAACAATCTGACCGGCTCGCTGGCGAAGAAGGATTTCTCCATATCCAGTATAGGTGATCTTGGCCGTATAATTCGTTTGTCGGGTATTCTTGTCGTAGTTACTGTAGCCCATGAGGTAACAGAGTGTCGTAGTTCCCTTTTCGAGAGACAAACCGTTAATTGCCAGGTTCATGAAGGCATCATGAATATTCAGTGATGGAGCCTTTTCAAGATAGCCCTTGAACGAGCCATTGAGAAGTTCTTCGTTGAAGAATGCCTTCTGCTCTTCAAAGAATACTTCTCCACCCTCTCCGAACTTCTGATTGTACACCTCGATAAATCTGTCTCTTGCCAAATCGCAAATCTGATTATGAGGCGTTTTGTTTAACTGCTCTATATCCATTTGTATAGAATTAAAAATTAATGTACCCTATCTAAATACCTGAAGTAAGTTTCCACCGTCACGCTTTCGCCCTTTTCATTAAGGCGTTCATAATGAAGTGGAACCTTACCGAGTTTTCTACCCTCACCTTCAATGTAGTTGAGGTATGCCGCCTTTCGGGCCAGCTGTACCGACTTGCTTCGTGGAAGTTCCATGATGCACGCATGCACCTTACGCAAGTCAAGTACAGCAAAGGCCATCTTGGCGGGCATTTTTGCTATTCTGTTATCCATTTCTGTCATTACACTTCCATAATAGGAATCTCAGGACAGAGTTTACGAATCTTATCAAGCTCCGTATTGATGATCTTGTCGCGGGATTCTTCGATGATACATTCTGCATCAGCAGAGATAAGCGTCAGTAATGCCATGTTGCCTTCGACGTGAGCGATAGTCTCGATTGAAAGCTTCTCAGGCTCTGCGCCCTTGAAAATAGGAATATTGATAGTGAACGATGGAGGAAGATTAGAGTCTACAGCCTTCTCATAGTTGTCAGTCACGGAACCATTGTCGCTGTATTCCTTCTTGATTGTTGTCTGAACCTTCGCCGAGAAGCTCTTGAGGAGATTGACGAGTTCCATGTTCTTCTCCTTCGTCTCGAAGAAAGAACGGTTGAGTCGGAAAAAGTCACCAAGCTGTACCGGTTTCCACAACTGACCGTCATTGATATGAAATCCCGTAAACTGACGAGACAGCTGGATAGAGCCGATAATTGTCTGTGTAGTGCGCTCATCATTCTCGTTTGTAACAAGAGTAACAACGAGCTTCTCTCGATTAACCAGGATATGCGTATGCTCTTTGTCAATCTGCTCTGTACCCCAACGCTTCTCAAGGAAGGCATAGATACAGGTAATAACACCGTCTACCTGAAGATTAAGAGGCTCCTTTGCAGGAAGCTTATAAGGGTTCTCGTTACCTACCTCACGGATAACAAGCTCCGCATGCTCCTGTCCAGGAGCGAGGTTTATCTGCAATTTTTCATTGTCCATTTTACAAAATATTTTAGAATTTAGAAACTATGTGAAAGCAGACTACATAGCCTGCTGATCACGGTTAATTGAGTATACATTGCTAGGGAGTTCGTCACGTGTTGCCGGACGGGAAGAAACAAGATTACCCTCCTTGTCATAGAAGGCAGTCATCTTTGCTTCACGGTCAACGAACTTGTAAACCTTCTCGTTAACCATGCTACCCTTCTGCTTGATTTCCTTAAGGAGAGAAGAAATCTCTTCCTTGATAGGCTTCAGCTCTGCCTTTTTCTGCTCACGGAAATCCTTGATTTCCTCCTCGATGTCAGATGCCCGTGCAGACTGAAGAGCGAACAGGTCCTTCTTCTTCATCAGCTCATCAGAGTTGAATCGCTTGATGAACTCCATTTTCTCAACAGAGTCCGCGTTGTTGGCGAGGAAATCCTCACGCTCCTCCAGGTCCTCGTACTCATGACCGAGGGTTGCTGAAATAGTTGCTTTTTCTTTTGCCATTGTTATATGAATTAATGTGTTAATACTCGGCGCCAGCGTCCACGCTTGAATTTCTTGTCCGCGTGAATTCCGAACAATGTTGGTGTTGTTACGCCATTCATCATAGGAAGTACATTGCCCTTCTTCAAAATACTTTCGAAATGTGAAGAAGTGACAGGAGCGTGGCAGATGATGTTCTTCTTGACATCATACAGGTTGCCGTACTTTGATACTACGCCCATTACACGTCCTCCTCCATTATTTTCAACAACTCACGGAAACCTTCAGCGCCATGCACCTCTCCGTTTTTCACTTTTTCCTGGAGTTCGCCGAGCTTCTTCATCTTAGCGAGGAAAGAGTTCTTCTTGTCCTCAAGCGAATTGATGCGCTTGGTGATTTTCAGTTCCGGGTTATCACTGAGAATAATGTCCAATGCGATGTTGGCGAAGAGGTTCGTATTATTCTCCTTCTTGCCTTCATCATCAATCTCGTCGATATCACGAGTAAACTGGTTTTTGCCGTCGATAACCTTCTTGATTTCATTGAACTCAGAAAGATTCTTCGAGATGTCGAATGCTCTGTCAACAAGAGCCTGCTTGTCAATTACTACACTGACGATAATTTTGTCTTTGTCCATAATTTAAAATATTTAGAATTAAACTACTAGTCTTCCTTATCCCAACCAAGGAGATGTGCGACGAATGCGCATGCAGCGAACATAGCTACTGTTGCTATGAGACTATTGATAATAATAACCATATCTTCTTGTTTTATACCTTATTATATAATATAGCAATCGGACGGTGGATAATCAACGATTTTCCACTCGTTCTTCTTTATCTTGATAGCCTTACGGAATATCACAACAGACTCGCCGTTATGACGTTTCCTATTGTGAGCGATAAGTCTTGCCACCACAGCCTTTGTTGTAATCGAGAACTCTCTGAGCTTTGAGGTATAGAGGCTCTTGACATCACATATCACAATCTTCTCGCCTTCCCGGTAAACGAAGTCGGCAGTATAGTTATGCCCGTAAAGCAGTGACCTTCTCTCATATTTGACCTTAGTTTTAAGCTGCTTTGGTCTCAGCATCCATACAGGCTTGATTGCCGTAATGGTCACCTGCCTATGAATACAGCTTATATTAGGATCATCAATGATGGCCTGCAAGTACAGATACTCCTCTCTTGAATCGTATTCGTTCCCGTCAGGAGCGTAATACTTCTTTGAACCTACGCGTCCCATGTCTTGCCGGCCTCCGCTCCGGGATTTTTAAAAAGCAGATTGATGGCCTCAGAGCCATATCTCTGCCACATTTTGTTACCCCACTGAATAAGATATTCACCATTTCGGGCTTCGAGCTTACCATCCGTATATTCCGGTTTAAGACGAACAGTAATATCCCTTCCGTTCTGTTCTATGCTTTCAACGCATTCCAGATTCCGAAGAGCATTAATGTTTTCCTTACTGATTCTTATTGTATTTTTAACTTTCATCTATATAAAACCTCTCCGTTTAGCCAACCACGCAAGGCAGGAGAGGTGATTGCACGTGGTTATTGTGAGATGGAGTAGAAGTCAATGTTAAAGGGAGGAGGGACAATAGACACCCTCACTCCCAAAGATAATCAAAAACTGTAAATTTATGGCACTCACAATTAAGTGAGCCACATGCAGGACTCGAACCTGCGACCTGTCGGTATCTTGGACTGCTCTGACCAACTGAGCTAATGTGGCTTGTACCTCCTACTTTCACAAGCAAGAGGATATTAACACTCAAATTAAAATATAAATGACTTATAAGAAAAAGTGCCGACCTCTGTCAGCTAATGAAAAAATATTTTTTGAAATTTACCTACTTGGGAAGCCCAGGGGAGACTCCAACTCCCAACCTCGCGGAAAGAGAACCGCGGCTCTATGCAGTTGAGCTACTGGGCGACGCATAAGTTAACCAATCAAAATTCTTGAAAAATGAAAGAAAATTGGGAAGAGAGGATGGATTCGCACCATCGACCTCCAAGGACACTTCCACTGGCGCTCTACTACTGAGCTACTCTCCTCAGAAATAAAAAAATAATTCCTTCTAAAAGAAATAGACGTATCCTATCTTCTCAGACAAGATACGCAAGAAACAATCTTTTCACATATAAACAATTTAGAGCTTTCAATAAACATTTGTGGCAGGTACAGAACTCGAATCTGTGACCTCTAGGTCATGAACCTAGCGAGCTACCAACTGCTCCAACCTGCGATGTATGCAGCCTATCTTCACAGACGAGCTGCATTTTTAATTGAATTAATTTGAATATGAAATACAATGAATTACTTTTTGGAGGCTAGGGCTCAACGAAGAACCTCTTGCGATGATAAGATCGGTATCATTTTGTTATCGCCGTGCATCAGTTACACTACTAACCTCTTGATTATATTTTATGAATGAGCAATTCTCACTTCATTTGGATTTACCAGACTGCAACGTTTTCGGCAGTGCTTGCACCGACAATTCTTCGTTCCGGTGTAGTCCGTCTGCTTACTTGATGCAGATTAGCTGGATTTTCGTATGTCGTGCGTCCTTTCGCCAGGTCACGGCATCCATTGATGCTCTCCAGTTACTTCTTTTACACGCATACTATTTCTGTGCATCAACATGTCAAAGAACTATCTGCCATGTCCGCTCAACGAAACTCTCATCTGACGCAAGATTGTCGCTGCCCGAACGACCTACTTTATAAGGTATAAGGACTTACCTTTGCGCCGTCAGAGAGGAATTCAACTACTAAACGGAACTAAAAAAAAGAGTGTGACTGAGGAGGGACTCGGACCCTTCGACCCTCGGTTTAGGAAACCGATGCTCTATCCAACTGAGCTACTCAGTCTGATTTGGGGCGAAAGAAGCTAAACGAACAGACATCGCCCCAAAGTGTCTACCGCTGTAGACGTAAACAAAATAACTAACAACATGCTCTCACGAGCAAATGAAACAAACCTATAACTTTAACCATACCAATTTTCAACACACTTTATGCTCTTCAATGAGCTCATCTATATCGGACTTTTTAAAGAATGCGGTATTGCCTATCATATAATGATGGATCTGACCGCTCTTTCTTAGGTCGTGTATATAACCAGTGCTCATGCCGATATACTCGGCGAACTCTTTTGTAGAGAGCCAAATCTTTTCGACAGGCTCTACTGATACTTTCTTGCGGGGCATAGGCTTTATCTTTTAACCAATTCCTGTTCTATAGTAGGTATAACACCTCGACTCTTCAGCTCATCATACAGAAACAGCCTACCTTTCTGAGTCCACTTTGTATGCATCACAGACCCTGATGTCCCATTCGAATGAACGATAGGAACTGTTTCGGAATGAACATATCCGCAAGGTAGATATTTCGCATACAAGATCCACTGACCACCGACCTTGTGCTGAATACCATAGTTTCTGAGCATTATATTGAATGCCTTTGCTGACTTTCCGTAGTCCTGAGCTATCTGAGTAGTTGTTACAGTTTCCTTACTTGCCAATATCATATCAACGTAGTTGACTTTTGGTTTCATATCAGAAATTGTACTACTTAGCTCAACAATTTCCTTATCCTTTGCATAATTCTCGGTTTCTAGTGCTTTTATGCGCTCCTCTCTCCTTTTAAGAGTGGCTTTAGCGACAATAAGAGCTCTAGCCATCAAGTCTTCCTCGGACTCTTCGTCAGCCATGGTCATATACCCTCCATCTTGACGAATACTAGGAAGAACCTCACTCGTTACCCATCTTTTAAAGTCCTTTGCTTGTGGTAACTTGCTACCAAAAATCAATGCATAAAGACCAGACTCGCTTATGAAGTTCGTATTCTGCTTTCTTCCTTGGGAATCTATGACCTCACGTTTCGTTAGGTCATCGTCATCGACGTGATCACCTACAGCTTTCCAGGGATTTGAAAATCCAAGTGCCTTACACACATCACTTGCACAAAACAGAGGTTCTTTCTCCGTCCCCTCGATTCTAATAGTCCCAAACATCGGACTAATCTTCTTTAAGTGAATATCGTTCATATTTTACTTATTTAAGTTTACTACCCAACCGGAACCGCCTCGATAACCAATGTCTTGTTCTCGAAGTTAGCCTTCGTCTTGTATCTCGCCACACCTTCAGGCGGTTCAGTCTTACCTATCAGCCAAGCGTACTGTCGAGCCGACATGATAGCTTTTGCTGTCTCAAACACAAAAACCTCGATTTTTCCGGGCTTTATGCTCAAAATGTCTGACTTTGTCAACTTTTTCATCTTGCTTTATTTAATATTAACTAAAATAATTTGGAGGGGACGCAGGAAAGTTGTATATTTGCAGTGCTAATGTAAGATACGGCACTTTCGGTCGCATCCGCCTCCGTTTGTGTTGGTATTGCTTTATTGCTTTAACCGGTTCACGAGTGCAAAGGTAATACAAAAAGGCGGACAAAGCAAATCTTTTTCGGATTTTGTTCGCCTCCTTAACTTACTTTAACCATTTAACCGGTTTTAGTTACGTATACACAACTAAAGTTATGAATTATGAATGGAGTTATCGAAAGAGTTAACATTCTCATCAAAGACTTAGGGTTAACACCTAACGCTTTCGCAAAGAAAGTCGGTCTCGGATCGTCTAATCTAAGCAGAAAGCTTAAAGGAAGTACGCCTTTCACCACCAAAGACTACCTTAAGATCAGCGAAGCGTTGGAGATAAGTCGGAATTGGTTAGAAACAGGAGAAGGAAGTCGATATGATGATGTTCCAAGAATGTATGATAGAAGCCTAGTTAATATGGCTATCGACAAGTCTGTCGGACAAGCGATTCATGGGAAAGATGCAAAGCCGTTCTACGATGTTGACTTTGCATTAGGATTCTGTGAGATGTACAATGATACACCGAACACCCCTACGAAGTACATATCTGTCCCAGGTTACGAGAGAACTGATTTCTGGTGCAGAGCTTCGGGGGACAGCATGAAGCCTCTAATAAGTAATGGAGACATCATTGCCTTGAAGGTCATACCTGACTGGACAGAATTTTTGCCTATGAATGAGATTTATGCAATAATGACGAAGAACGACCTAAGGACTGTAAAGGTCATCCGTAGGGGTTCCGACAATGAACATTTCACCCTCCACGCAATCAACGAGGAGTACGAAGACCAGGAAATAAAGAAAGAAGCCATCACTAAGGTTTTCAAGGTACTTGGCTCATTAAAGGCATTATAATAATGAAAGTATATATAGATGTATATAAAGAGGTGAAAGAAGCGTTACCCTGGGCAACAGAAGACATGATTAGAGAATTCGCATACAAGAGTTGGAAGGCCCAAAACCAAAAACAACCAGAAATAAATGTCGAAGCACCAAAAGTCGAATATAAGAAAAGGGTGAAACTTCAACCAAAACTATATCCTATGTCATCCAAGGTTTGCCATGAGTTAGCCAATTCGCACACTACGAGGTTCAAGCTTTGCGAAGGCAGGAAGATTCGACACAAGTTTATATGTAACCGATGCGGATACGGCAGAAGCTTCGGTTATATAACACCTTATGGGTTGCTTTGCCCTCAATGCGCCGCAAAGAAAGCAGGTGGACGTGGAGCGCCGCATTACATAACAACACCAATGCGGGACTAGAAGAAGTTAAATAATAAAATATACGATTATGAAGAAGGTATTATTAGCAGCAATGATACTTCTTGCAGGAGCATCATTCACATCATGCAGCAGTAGCGATGACTCTTCTATCAACGACCAGAAGATTCAGAACGATCGAGAAAACTATCTCATCGGCAAATGGAAAGTTATCGGTGGTGGTTCTGGCGGTGGAGTTTATGATCCAAAAATCAGGATAGAGGGAGATTGCTATCTGGAGCTTATGAGTAGCGAGAGAACGAAGTGTACTGGCGAAGCAACTGCTTATGTATACTATGACGGAGAAGAACCTTTTATGACGAAAGACGTAAAAGAAGACTTGTCGTTTATAAAATGGAGTTTGCAATACTACGAAGCAACTGGTTTTACATTATACACATATAAATCGGAGTCAAGCATGCCAAGAACCCATGACATAGACTTTGAAAGTGATGGTACAATAAAACTTTGGTTTCACACAACTTACAATAGCTATTACACCCTCAAGAAAGTTAAATAGAATAGAATTTGTGAGTAATATGTGAGTGCAGTGTTATTCGACAACCCTAAGTATCAGAGCGTTAGCGTTTTATCAAGATACAAGAGAGTCTTCCCAAGCCTGTGAGGCGGGTTCGACTCCCGTATCTCGCTCAAGTATTGATAATCAGCCACTTACATCGTTTTTCACTATAAAAACATAATCAAAAATCATCATTTTCACCCACAAAATAGGTACAAAATCGTGCATAATGTACGCCAATGCGAGTAGTTTTGTGAGTAATATGTGAGTAAAATTGAGTTGTGAGTAAAAATTGTGAGTAAAATCTGTGAGTAAGTATGAATAGCATCAAGACGTACGTTGAAGGAAAGTCCCTAAAGGTTTTCTTCATCATCAGTTATCAGGGAAAGAGATTCCAGGTCTATACCGGCATCACGAGTACCGTCAAGTTCAGCGGGATGGTATTCCCGAAGAGTGTTCCGAACGCAAGAGCCAAGACGGCCATGCTAGCAAGGCTATTTGCGTCCGTGGAAGAATATGTCTATATGAACGGTGATCTTCCGGCAGCAAGGATGAAGGACGAAATCAAAGCCATCATCAACGGAAGGGCTGCATCTGTAGAGAAGAATATCCTCTACTACATCGATGAGTTCATCAAGACTAAGGCTAAGGATAGCACCAAGGAGATATTTCTAAGAACAAGGAAGAGAATAGAATCCTTCGATGAGCATGCCGACTTCGACAGCATCGACAGGGACTGGCTCGAAAGATTCCAGGCGCATGAGCTCCTGAAAGGCCGCATGAGCGGTGGAATAGCCATCGACCTCAGAAACATACGTACGGTGTTCAACTGGGCCATAGATAACGAGATTACCACCAAATATCCTTTCCGTAAGTTCTCCATCAAGACGGAGCGTCAGCAGTACCTGTATCTGAGTGCCGAGGAGATGAGGGAGTATCGCGACTTCCCGGTTGAACCTTTTATGGAGAAGTACCGTGACTTGTTTATGCTCGGGTTCTATCTGATAGGCATCAACCTCTCCGACCTGCTCGAACTTCCTGCCGACTGCATCAAGAAAGGGCGCATTCAATACAAGCGCAACAAGACCGGCAGGCTCTACGACATCAAGGTTGAGCCGGAAGCGATGGAGATAATCAGGAAGTATAAGGGAAAGAAGCACCTTCTGTGTATCCTGGATGACGGAGCGAAGGAATCAAGCTTCCGAAGAACGCTTGGTGATTACCTGAAGAGAATCGGACCAACAGAAATGAAGAAAAACAAGCGAGGCGCCTTAATCAAGAAGGAAATCAAGCCGCTTCATAAGGATATAGTATGGTATACTGCCAGGAGAAGCTGGGCTACCATAGCGGCGAGTATTGATATCCCGAAGGAAGTTATCGGTAAGGCTCTGGGTCATAGTGAATGGGATTCATCCACCACCGACCTCTATATTCAGTTCGACAATAAGAAGATAGACGAGGCGAACCGAAAAGTCATCGACTATCTAAACGGTTAACAAAGAATATCCCCACGCCATCAGGAAATGACGTGGGGAATGTTGTTTTATGACAAGTATCTATTTATCGAGTTCGTTCAAATCCTTGGTAAGCTCAGAGATTTTATTGGAAATCTCATCACACCTCTTATCGGAATGATTCATCGCATCGATAAGTTGTCTCAATGTTATCCTGTGCTTGCAGTAATTAACCTTTGCGTGTTCGCATGTCCATCTCTCCCTCCACAACATTTCCAGTAAGACGTAGAATCGGATAATTCTACTCTTCTTGACGATCTGATGGATTGCAGTATCCGACTCTTTCTCAGCCTTCTTCAGCTTTTCCTTTGTCTCTATCAGCTCTATTTCAAGTTTCTCGTTGCAGCGGAGGGTGTAGCAGACTTCAGTAATAAGGGAAGTCATTATAAACAAAAGAACAAACCCTCCCCAGGTTCCTATGAATACCTCCGCTACAGTGAGGCAGCACCCGAAGACAATGCACACGACGAAGATGTCGATGCGGTCGAAAATCATTTTTAGTCTTTCTTTCATACGCTACAAATCGTTTTTATAATTATTGGTTACAATCCAGGAGCTCATTACAATGTTGAATATCAGCAGGAGAACAATGATAGCCCAGTACTGCCCGTCGGTAAGCTCGATGGTAAGATAATCAAAATCCTCGAAGTTCTTTCTATGCCATTCCTTTTCTACAATCGGACCGATATACTCGGCGTACTTTTCGAGATTTACAGGATTGCTCATAAACCAGTCTCTACTCTTAACGCCTACGACCGGGCTATCACACCATGAAAATGCGTTGCACCACTTGACATTCTTGTTTTTGTCAATACCAACGCACACGACAAGCTCATTCTTATTGCCGCCCTGCCAGTATGAGCGCTGCTTTTCAACGATTTCTTCCGGCTTGTTCATAAAGAACAGGACGAACACCCTAAACTGCTTCCGCTCGCCATAGTATCCGTTCAGCCATCTCATCGCCTTCTCCTGATTTTTCGGGATCTTCAGTCCGAGAACAGGATTCTGGTCGTAAAGAACGATATCCGGATACTCGAACAGTCCAAGATTTCGCGCCTGCTGATAATCTATATCCTCAAACTTAAAAATAGAACGTGATGCTTTCACTTTATTCTTATAATCGTGCTCGGAAGATAATGTGTACGAGTTCTCAATGGAGCCATCCCACGCCCATTCCTGAGCATCGCCATCCTTAGTGTAGTAATCCCTGTGCATATCAATGAACACGCTTTGGGTTCCGAGAATCTTTCTGACTACATTAAACTCGTTGTCGGTCATGAAGTATTCTTCCTTGTTCCTAGCATCAAAATAAGTCCAACGTTCAGGGTGATTGTCTACGTACGAACAATCGTATGTTTCCGTACGTTGATTCTTTCCGCTTCCAACGGTCCTTGTACACGTGCGGTGTATGTACTCATTCCAGGCATCGTAATGACGGATTCTTGTCACGTAGCTTCCAAGATACTCCGTGTCAGCAGCATTTGACTGCTTGAACACGAACTCCATGAGGATGCCTATGAGGATGGAAGGAACAATGAGTACTGCGTATTCCCACCATGTGGTCTGCTTCCTGAAGAAAATCAACAGGAAAGCAGCAACCACGAATGGGATTAGAAATATGAATATTTCCATAAGCTGTTATTTTTTGAACAGGTCTACGTCGTTATCCTCTCCAAGCTGCATGATCATCTTTGTCTTGGATGAGGAGATAACCTTGTATTCGATAGGTTTTGTATCGGAGATGAACCACTTCGCCGGATATGTCTTCACGAGCGTCTCGTGCTCACGGATGATATCGAGCATTCTCTCCTGTGATGTCTGAAACTCGGAGCGCTGAATCTCTATGGACTGCATGAGGTCCTTGTATAGCGAAACGTCGAAGTTAGGATTACTTTCCTTGATCCACTTCATAAGAGAACCGTCTCCCTTTGAGTATCTGCCCTCGATAAGTTTCGGATAGATGGACTCGAATGCGGACTTGTACTCATCCGTAACCTGTGCCTTCTGCTGAAGAACCTTCCACATCTTGTCGTGAACACCCTCAATCTTGCCACGCTGAGCCTCTGACTGCTGGCGAAGTGAGATTTCCTGGTTGTTGTAATGGAAATAACAACCGATAACTGAACCTGCGGCGAGTACTACTATTGCGAGTACTGATGCCAAAATAATGTTTTTTACACTCATAATGTTTAAAAATTAAAAAAAAATATACTTAGTCTTTTATTTTAAAAATATCAATCAACACAAAAGCACCTAGGAAGAAGAACCAGATGCTCTTCTCTCCGTATGCCCTACTGACGTCAAATCTTACAGTCGGTACTAGGTAATAAGAACCTTTCAGAATATCGCAACTGAAGGCTATCATTCTCTTTTTGGTTCTGATTTCCAGACGGTCAGTAATCTTATTTAGTCTTATTTTCATATACTTAATCTTTTTGGTTTGACAACTTGTTATTGAGTCTGATGTAGAAGTCTTCCTCAGACTCTCCGTTTTCCTTGAAGTCGAGATTGTTTTCCTCAACGAAGTCAAGGATAGTCCAGACGCTCTTTCTACCGAGATTCCTGACCTTCATCAAGTCCGACCGCCCGGTGAAGTTACGGACGAGGTCACCTACAGTATATACGCCGAAGGTTTTGAACATATTCAGGATGCGGACAGAGAATCCGCAGTCATTTATATCCCTGGAAAGGATCAGCGGAGGAAGAACTGCGCTACTGACAGGCTTGTCTCCTTTCGCGCGCCGGTATTCGTCGAAGCTTACCTGTAGCGACTTGATTACATTCTTCAGGCGCTCAACCTCATACTGCAAGGTTCTGTTCGTTGAGAGCTCAGCAATGACAATATCCTCATTGTAGGTGAGTTTGTTGCAAGTCTTTTCTGCTATCTGCCTGATTCTCGTTGCAGACACGCCGTACTTGATTGACAGCTCGTCATAGGTCATTCCGTTAATTATGTCCTTCAGAAGACTGGACTCACGATAGGTAAGATTCGGTAATACACCAAGATGCGACATTGTATTGATTACACCGAACAGCATGCCTACGGCGTTTGCAGCCAGCTTGCCGTTTGCGGTAGCTCTGTCTCTCAGCTCAGTGAGCTCTACGTTGATTGCGCGCTTGTGATACTCGACTTCCTTGAGCTTCTCGTCAATCATCTTCTCGTTTGCTGCAATCATCTTGTATTTCTGAGCATATTTCTCGATATCCTCGCTGTTGACATAGAGGATGCCGTGTTCGCCTACGTAGCTTCCAAGGATGCCTTCCTTGATGTAGTTGCTGATAGTCTGCCTTGATACTCCCAGTATCAAGGCAGCTTTGTTTCTTGTTATTCTTGCCATAGAACTAATGTTTAACGTCTTTTATCTTCAATATTACACTTGCTGCAAAGCTCCTCGAAGACCTGCTCTGCGTGGTCCGTAACGGAGTTGAACATGATGTTCTCGCCATCCTTCTTGCGCCACACGACATCTACTCTTCTCAGGCGCTTCTTCTGCTCCAGGAATAGTTTTTTTCAACTCGGGGTAGTTAGCACCATCCTTAATCTCTCTAAGGTTATTGAGACTTCTGAGCATCTTGTTGTTGGTGAATATCACCACAGACCCTCCGTCCGGAATAGAGCAGGCGACCGACACTATAGTCAGCAGCTCCATCTTGTAGGCAATGGTATTTACCTGTGCCTTCGACGAGATTTTATACGTATCCTTCCCTTTAAGGATGATATAGGCCCCGCCTGTGGCCGAGCCATCGTAGTTTCCTACAGCCTTTACATAGGCTACATAATTGTTCTCCATAATTTCCTCTACTAAATTATTATTTTTCTTTTTTTTCCCACACGCACGCTAGTATACTAGAAGCTATTCTATAAGACTACCACTAACTAATAGTGTGAAAACGTCAAAAACAGAAACACTAGCATTTAATCAGGCATTCCGAAGCCATTATCCAATGGAACGAGGATGCCTTTACTTGCTGTTTCAGAACCTTTCTGGCTTTTCGTCATTCTACTTCCGTATCCGTAGATTTTGTGTCTGCCGCAGCTTCTTTTTGCGCTTTCGTCTGTGATGGCATACGAGCAAGGAATTGCTACATATACGTTGTCTCCCTTCTCGAATGTAGGGTTCTTTCTGCCGAATCTCAACAGCATCTTTTCAACCTGCCCTGGCACTCGCTTGTCAGCCATGTGCAGTTCGGCTATGGTCGATGTGATTTCTTCTTTTTTCTTCAATCTCTTCTTTATACCACTTACAGAACCATGCGACATTCCAACTCCAACCTGGAATTGTTTGATCGTAATGAATTTGGACCGACACAAGCGAGTCTTGTCAATTTTTCTACCACTAACGTGTGAGCTGTTCGATTCTTCACTACCGATCTGAAACAAAAACAGGAGTTCGTTCAGCCTGTTGTATATATCCTTCAGTGTATATTCTTTGTTCACTTCTAGCGTGAACATCTTTGCGCCTTTGAAAGCCCTTCCATACCTATTACGCTTTCTCGTACTATCCTTGAATGATGTAACGATGAAGCGACCATCATTCTGTACGGAGAATAATTCATCTGTCTTGATGGCGTTGAGTAAGAGCTGAACTTTCGGTTGTCCGATACGAAGGGAACTCATCAATTGCCTTGTTCCCATATCGAACATCACGGAATTGCTATGCTGCATCTTACACCAGATTGCAAAGCACAATACTGTCATACGCTTACTCCTTTCTACCTTGGAGTAACCGCAAGCGTATTGCCTTACCAAATCAACTCTGATGTTTAATGCTTTTGGCATAACTATATAAACGAAGAAACCCTAAACAGGGTCAAGCTGCTTAGGGAGTCTTCTATGATTAAAGTTCACTCAATGTGAACGAGAATCCAATTTTATTGAGCGCATCAAACCTTGACCCTTTGAATTGCGTTACAAAGATACTACGATTTTCTATTCCGTACAATAGTTCTGTTTTTACCATAAACCGTACTTATTAAAGTAAAAAGTGAGGACAAGCATTTTAAAGATACTGGTATAGCTAAAGGTTTCAAGAGAAGCAAAAACAGCTGATTGCAATATTCATTAAAGTACAGAATATTTACAATTAACGTAGTTTAAGAAAAAAGTATGATTTTCGTTGCTTTTTTGGTGGTTATCTTAATAAAATAGCCGCCTATCTGTAAGTGGATAAGCGGCTAGTTGTATTGCTATTTGTCTGTATCGAAGCGAAGTCCTTGCTTTGCCTCCTCCGGGGAAGAGACATCCTTCTTCAGAAGGTAATGTATGTGTCCGTCATAATTCAATTCGGTAACGAACTGCCATCCTCTCGCTGACATGTAGTTGAGAATGTCGGTGAGGTTATTGAACTCAATCTTCTTTCCCTCCTCTTTACGGAGGGCTACAGGCTGCTTCTGCTCGCCCCATTCAAGTTCTAGTCTGATCTTCATCGCCAGGTTGTACGTACCGCTAATGGTACAGTAGTAAGGATGCTTCTCCTGTGCGAAGGATGATGCCGTTACAAGTGCAAACATCAGCATAAATAAAATCTTCTTCATAGAAATGACTTAACCGTGATGTCGAGGGCTGAAGGGTTGTTTTACATCAGATTTCCGTTGCTTTTATCGTGTAGACGAATTTTAAAAGACCATGAGGGTTGTATTGGATAAGTCTTACCGACACTGCGGTCTCATCAGCGAGGAAAGCAATAGCTTCTCCTGCAACGGTCTTCTGTATCTCAAGACTACCATCGGGGTTCAATATTTCTTTTGCCTTTTTCATGTCACTTGCAACAATCAGACCTGTTTCGCTAAGGATGCCTCTCTCAATAGCGTTCTTCAGTTCTTCGATACTGTTGTTGTTGAAATTTTCCTTTGCAACAACCCGGTTGAATTTGATATTAGTTGTTATCATAAGATTGCTTTGACCGTGATAGCGAGGGCTGAATGGTTATTATTTTACTTCATTTTCGTCTCCAATAGCATCCGTGAGTCTATCGACAAGGAAGCTGCAAGCTTCAGACAGGCTGTTCGCACTCTGACGGAGCAGCATCATCTCTGCAACAGCGCCAGCGTCTTGCTTTCCACCGTGCTTTGGGTACGCCAAGTCAAGCATATCAATGCTATGATTACTAACCAAGTCATTGATCAGTTCATAAACATTATCCACCTTGTTTCTGGCTGTAACTAAATTCTCTGTTGTCATATTCTTATCGCTTGACCGTGTTGCGTAGGGCTTGGTTATTAATTGCAGGAGCCGAAGCTCCCTATTTTTGGCTAATCGGGGCCGTTTTTAAAAATCCCCTCCTACCCTCACGGGCAAGAGAGGACACTCATTTAAACAATCTAGCTATGAAAAACTAGAAATATCTTATTTCCCGCACTTAACAACTTCGAAAACACGATGCTCTCTGTCGGCGGAAAGTCTATTACCTTCTTCATCGCATATGTGGCCATCTTCGTTGACCCACATCTTCTGGTTGAACATCTCCTCGCACATTCCCAGGATCTTAAGATATTCCTGTGCCTCGAAGATGACGTTCTTGCCATCACGCTCTGCCCTCTTGAAGTTATCGATAAGATCTGGATTCAGGTCAGGTGCAGTGATATCGTACTCATCCATTTCATCGTGATAGTGGATGTTGAGAATCTCCAACTCTTCCACCATTGCGGAGTTCGTACCAATCTCGCCAGTCAGAGCCTTCATAATGGTCTCCTTTTCTAGCTTTTCGTACTTCTTCCGGCACTCATTGATGAGTTTATTCAACTCTTCTTCTGTATAATCTTCTACCATATTCATTATTTTAATTGGTTAAACAATGGCAGGAGATGGCTGCTAACCACCTCCAGTTTTAGCTTAATCCTCATCTAGACCGTTATCGAGGTCTTCTTCATAGACGCCGAACAATCTCAGTGTATTGCTGTCAATCTCGGTCTTACCGACAATGTAGCGCTGCGTCATCTGGATATTCGGCATACCGTTACTGGTATGTCCCATCATGACGGCAATCTGCTCAAGAGGCACTCCCTTCTTTGAGAGATTCGTTGCGAACGAGCGTCTGCCGGTATGGGATGATACGAACCGATACTTCTTTCCTGTCTCTTCCTTTCCGGCTTTGAACACCTTTGTATTCGTATCTATTCCGCAGTCACGACAGATATCGCGGAGAGCTCTATTGAACGTCCTTTCACCTATCTCACCCGGAAGAGGCTCGTCACCAGTACCGCATACGAGGAACGGACGGAGCTTCTTGTGAAGTGGAACCCTTACCTCGGTCTTTGTTTTCTGAGTAACATAGACGAGGAAGTGTCCGGTATCATCTATGTTCTCTTCCGTCATTCTCTGGCAGTCGCTGTAACGTGCGCCACAGAGACATTCCATGATAAACATTCTCTGAACATATCTTTTTGTTTTCCCGTGAGGGTTGTACTTTATGATTCTGTTTATCTCCTCATCAGAGAGATATACAGACTGGACCGGTACAGCCTTCGCTCTAAGTATTCTGCCGAACGTAGGACTAGGGATTTCCCTGGTAGCATCGTTCTCACGTATCACAGCCTTGATGGTTGCACATACGGTTCTTGCCGAGTTAGGAGCGTAGTTCTCCTGGATCTTCTCGAAGAGGTCGCGCAGATTGTCGTCGGTGATGTCTTCCCATAATGGCTTATGTCCTAGCATCTCTTCGAACATCCTTACAACCTTAATAAGTTTCGGATATTTCCAGATGTATGCGCCATAGAACGTGTCATGCCTCCAGGCGTTGCTGTGATAATTGGCGAACCAACCCTGCTTGATGGCAGTCTTGTACTTCTGCTGCTGTGTGTAGCTCAGAAGTCTCTCCCAATCTCTTGTCTTGATTCTTATTTCTTCTGTCATAATTCTAATATTTTGGTTACTAGTGGCAAAGATACGAAAAGTTTATAATATAAACCATCGTCTTTGCCGTTTTTAACGCTAATTTAACCTTCCGAAGCAGTCTGCTTCTCGACTGATACGAGTCTTAGGGTAGAACCATTATGGTCATTCCACACACGCATGTAGTCTTCCGCCTCATCCAATGCATCTTTATATGATTTTGCTCGGAATACGTACGGATTCTCCTTAGGAATGAAAATTCCATCATTGTAGGCAATCTTATACTTTGCAGCATAGACACCAATATAGCCGTTCAGCTCGTCGTTCAGACTAGTAGCGATGTCTGCAAGAAGGTCAACTGGTATATCATCATCGATAGCTTTTGCTTCCGGGAACTCAAACCCTACAGAAGTGCATCGGCTATGAATGATAGGGATAGCTGTATCGCTGTCGCCTACTTCTACGATGTTCACCTCCCTGTTGTCGCCGGCACGTACAGGCCAATCGAACACCTTTCTGCTCACATTGTGCTCTCTCATTATCTCACGGATGGTGCATGCAAGCTCCATCTTTGCTGTTGAACGCAATTCATCAATCTTGTCTTTCAATACTTTTCTCTTCATAATCTTAATATTTTGGTTTAAATTGATGCCCGCCTTCCGGCAGGCTTGTTTGGCTTAGTCTTTTCTTTCGATATCAAGGCCCGTAAGCACGCCTTTCATATAGGCTAATGTCTCTTCCTTGCATTCCGATAGAAACTTCTGGCAGCCATCAATGATAACGCCGTACTTACCGCTCGGATAATTCTGTAGAGAGCACGAGTGGTAATGCTTTCCGGATTTTTCCTCGATTTCTCCTGCGAGTCGCTTCCCTTCGTCGGTCTCATTTGGACGATTTTCTGGGTACTCATCGTAAAAATACTCGTGCCATAAATCTAGTAGCATATCCTTGCAATCCTCCATATCTTGCAAAATATCCGATAATTTGTATGGCGCGCCGTTAGCACCATGTCCATCCTCGCCAATCCATTTACTGGCTTCCTCGTCAGGATCGAAGTCGCTATAATATTGATACAACTTATCCATAAAGTCAGACTTATTGCCATTCTCGAACCAAATTGTGGCGATGAAATCTTGGTCTTGTGGGGAATACTTCTCTAACTCGACGCAAACCTCACCTCTTTCGTTAGGTGTATCGTCTACATTATAACTCCAGTCTAATTCCTCTGCTATTTTTAAAAAATCATTCATATTTTTAATTTTAATTGGTTAATACTTGCACCCTCCGAAGAGGGCTTTTTAGGCTTCCTGGTAAGCGAGAATCTGTATGTGACGCATCTCGAAATTGACGAAGATGTTAAGATATATACCAGCGTAAGTAAGGAGCGTGGTTCCGTTGTTTTCCTCGGTGATAATTTTCTTTTGCTCTGTGCCCATGAGGTTATTTACCAGGTCGTTTGCCACCATAGCCAGGCGGAGATTGTCTGAGTTATCCTTTATCCATCTGACATCCATAGAGTTGCCATAAACTTCTGCATGGCAGGCGTTAGAATAGATGAAACCTACAGCCTCGTTGCATCCGTCGTCCGTATACTCGCCATCGTCGAACATATTCTCCCACAGAGTGTCATGATAGAGATCGTTCTCAATATCGAATTCACTCAGATTTTTTACATTTACATCTACTATTTCCATAATCATTCTACTTTAATTGGTTAATACTAGGAGCGTGAAACAATAATGTTCCACGCCTTGTTCGGCTTTACACCGGCAGAGACACGATGTATTCCTTCTTCTTCTTTCGTGTTCTGCTCTTCACAGTGAATCCACAAAAATCTCTCAGCCACCCGGCAGCATTGCCGATGAATGGCTCGTTCACCATAAGGATAGGACGGAGCATTCCGTTCTTCTTCATGAACTGATAGTCTATGAAGTCGAACGGGTCATCCGGGTCCTCACTCCTCTTCTCCCAAACGCTGACATCGAGATAGTCGATGAAGTCTCCCTCTGGCGGGTTATCCATCTCGATGAATCTCTTCGGAGTTAGGAGAATCGTCTCCTTAGGCTCATGGGTCATAAAGAAATTCTCTATAACCTCGTTGAACTTGTTCATGTCCATCTGTTTCTGGACAATGCCCTTTCTCTTCATGATGTCGGAAGCTTTGAGCATTCTTGTACCTCTTCTTGCTACTGCCATAATTCAAAATTTTAATTGGTTAAACATAGTACCCTCCGAAGAGGGCTTTTGGCTAGTGTGCAAGGAATCCTACCGCCTGCCCCTTACCGATGGACCAGCATAGTCTGTCTTCCTTCAGGCACTCTGTGCAGTTTCCGGTACACAGACGTGTTCCTTCCGGAGCAGACGTTCCGCTCTCGAAGATAGGATGCGCCTCAGGGAATCCATGGCGGTTATCCATCTTAAGACCAAGCCATCCGCTGAATAGGATATGCATGTTCTCTGGGATTACATTGCCCTCATCGAGATACTCGTTGCATACATCGAACATCTTCGTGAACGCCAGGAACTTGGTATCCTTGTGCTTGCGTGCAATATCGCACATCTTGTCAAGATACCATTTATTCTGGATATCACCGCCGATATGGAATCGGAAGGCTCTAGGAAATCTGTAGTCGAGATACCCGTCAATCTCCTTGAAGTATCGTTCAGGATCCTCGTGGAGAATGGCAGAATTGATAGCTCTCGTCTTGATGACCTCCTTGTAAATCATGTCGTTGCGCAGGTCGTAGCAGCTCTTTGCACAGATTGCACAGTTGCCGCAATCCATGACCGGAATGAGCGACACGGATGGGATTGCTCCCAACTTGTTGTTGCCCTCACTGATCTTGACGTGCAAGTCGCTGACGTTCTCTACTGCGTTCTCATAAGCTGCCTGTGCCTTTGACAGACGAGTCTTCATTCCTTCCTTACCTAATGTCCAGTAATTTCTACTCATAATTCTAATTTAAAATTGGTTAAACTAGTGGTACAAAAAACCGGCGTGTCTCACGACAGACCGGCTTGAACCATTTAAACAAAATTTAGTTATGATATGAGTAGCCAGCCGCTGCTAACGACTGACATTTTTGGCTAATCTTCATCTACTTTTACATTGTAGTGAAATCTTACAGTAAGGTAATCTGTGCTCAGAAAGAATGTATAGATTAAAGGCTCAGCCTGGCGTTCGTCGAGATACTGCTTCGTCTCGAAATAGTATATATTATTTTTTGATTCGCCAGTCAGTCGTTTGACAATCTCTCTACCCCACTCTGATGTAATCCACGATCGAAGCTTCCTGATAGATAGGTAGTTTCCGTGATACTCTATCATTGTAGGTGCGCCTCCTACAAATCCCAATGAAAAAAACTTATTGGTGAGATATTGCGAATCGTCAAAGATGGCGTCTAGAAGTGATTCCTCGACGACATTCTTCCCGTCAATAAGAGCCTTAATATACTCTCTTGTGTCTACATTAATTTCCTTCATAATTCTTAATTTTATTGGTTAGACTTTGAATCGGTTACCGAATCAGTAACCGACTTTTTGGGCTAGAATGGCTCCCGGCTGGCGCCTTGCTTTAATAGTTCGATCTAGAGAGCTTTAGCTCGAAGGATTACCTCCAGTAGTGACTGGAGGAGATCCTTCGTTGAAGAAGCTCTTGTGAATTGCTGCCGAGCCACCATTCCATAGGTGGCGAACCTTACGTCCTACTGATGATTACTTGTTCTCGCTCTTGGCTTTCTTCCACTCAAGAATCTTGCCCTGGATGTCTATATCAGACTCTTTGATGAGCTGCTTGAGAACACCGAGCATTCTCCAACCTTCTTCGTCGTAGAGCTTGGCTTTTGACTCAAGCTCCTTAAGGGAGTTGGTTTCTGACATCTTTCGTCCGTTCTTCAGGAATCTTGCTCCGTGGAACATGATGAGGTTTCTCATCGTGTAGTAGGAACCTGAACCCTTGTAGGCAGTAATGAACGCATCAGCCTGCTTGGTATCCCACGCGAGATGCTTGCGGTTCTTGTTGAACTTGCGAACGGCATCGTAGAGTTCCTTGTAGGTTTCTGCAACACTCATCTTGTTGGCAAGGTCACGGAGAGGATTGTATACCTTTCTCTCCAAGTCAGCGACGAAGATGTTTTCGTTCTGAAGACGGATATAAGGATTACCCTTGCAGGTATGCTTGTATGTCTTCTTCTTGTTTCCATCCTTGTCCTCCTTGGTAGTGTAGATGCACTTGTCGTCAATGTAGCTGCGAAGCTTGTTAATATAGTCAATAGCCATATCGTGTGCTACGCAGCCGTTGAACCAGCGGTTTCTCGCCTTGAGATTCTCGTAGTCCTTGTGGTCACACATCTTCATCTGAGCATACAGCTCGTTCTCCAACATGCGCCACTGGTACTCGTAGCCTTTCTTCTGCAACACCTCGTTGAATGACTTGCCGTCCTTCTCCATGTCTCGCAACATGTGGAATATCTGACTCATCACCCAACGACGGAAGAGCTTCCAGTTACTTACGTATCCACCCTCGACAATCTGCTTGCCTACCGCATCGATGGTTGCATCGTCCATATCAACAGGAACAGCCGCACCATTTTCGATTTTGATAAGCTGATCATCACCGAGAGGGAAATATTTACTAGTATCAACACCTGCTGCCTTAAGAGCTTCGAGACGCATCTGCGCCTTGGTCTTCTTACCGGTAGCTGCTGTAGCCTCTACATTGTTAGTTACGATGTTCAAGTTCTCACCAGTGATTGTTACAATCTGCTTCATAATTCTAATAATTTTAAATTGGTTACTAAAAATTTATTTAACTCTAGTGGATGAGGCTTACGCCCCACCCTTGTTTGGCTCAACCCAGTCTCTGAGGATAATCAGGTCCCTGTCATTTTCAGACTTCCAGAACCATCTTCCCCACCTGTTCTCCCATGCAAGGTTGCCTCTTAGAAGCTGAATCAGTATGTATAGCTCCAGCTTACATCTAGCTACCTCTCGTCGCTCACCATACATCATATCTTCGTCTGAGAGCTCTTTCTCGGGCAAAGCCTTGAAGTAGTAGCGGCGATGGGATTCAGAACGCTCAGACGGCACAGAATGTTTGTATGCCATATATCTCTGTTCTATTGCGAACAGGACTACTGCATGTGTCAGGTAAGGTGTATCTTTCGGCTTATCTTCCTCAGACATTACTATCTTACCATTCATCCTACATGTCCTCTTCTGGAAGTTGATGGTGAACTTAGCACCATTCTCAACTGCATTGATAATCTCGTCGTATGTCATAATTCTATTGTATTGGTTAATAGGGATAGTGCTTATTCTTGCACTATCAAATTGGCTTCTTCGAGTTCATCCTTACTCAGTACATCTTCGTCTTCTCCGATGTGGATATAGAATTTGTCTCCGTTCGCCCACTCCATTGCACGCATATACAACCAGTGAGCCTCTTCGATAGAGAATCCGTCTGCGCTTACTGAATCAAGCATCTCGCCCATGCAAACTTCTGACGTTTCGTACTCTTTCTTGATTTCCTCAAGCTTCTTTAGTAATCTGCTGTTCATAATTCTTAAATATTGGTTAATGGGAGTGCGCTCAGAGAATCTGTTGCGTAACTATAAGGTCTTGATTAATACTGTATCTAAGTCCTGACAGATCCAGGTAACCACCTGGATCTTCAGGATGATTGATACCGTATTGTACAATCTATTCTCCTTGCGCACAATTCGGCTCGCAATAACCTAGTCTGACTCAACCTGATACGTTGCATTGCTTTAAGTTTTTGATTAAGGGCGTGGCATTGTTATGAAGCCAACCTCAGGAAGCGTACGCTTCCCCATCCTTGGCTTCAGAATCAATGAAACGCTCGATGAACTCTCAGAACTTGCCAGACATCGCTGCAATGCGCATGACTTATCTCATGTATTATGTTGCATGGATATATGTTCTTGATTCGATCCCGTGTTTGGATACCTGCGCCTGCGGGGATAACGGCAGGCGGCAGGTATACCACTCACGTGATATTAAACCTCATACTCTTGATAAGTCGTGATGCAATTCACTTTTGGTTGTTGTAGGTACACTCATAGGTCTGTTGTCTTACTATAGGCTGATGATTTAACCCGCTTGCCGATACGCGAGATTGCTGGTATTACCAGACATATCGCGTTGATACAAGGCGGGTTGAATAAACCGATACCTCCTCGTGTACCTCGTTTGGCAATAACGTTGTCTTTATCTGAGAGCGTGGCACGTAGCTATAGCAGCTTGATTCGAGGGCTGTTGTAAGCCGCCGGAGTACCCGGATAGTGTTCCGGGGAGGCCGGCGGCATGTAAACAGCACTCATAAATTCACTCTCCTCTAAAGACTACCCTCGTGCTAGGGTGATTCCCTGACCGATGGCTCGGCACAATACTTTATGTTTCTGATTTGACACAGGATTCGCCAGAATAGGTGATCCAGGACAATGCGCCTACTGCGCAGCCGTCCAGGATCAACTACTCTGGTTAAGAGACCTGTTGCATAAACTTCAGCCATCCGTCAGGGAGTGGTGGTGTGCGCCACCGGTGGTGGTCATACGGAATGTCACATTTCTGTACTTCGTTGATGAGCTACGCCTTGTGCGTCATACGAGGGGCCCGAGGTGTCTCAAGTTGCAAACTTGGATAACTCGGTCCCCTCAGATGATGTTATAGAGGCGTCGCCTGAATCTGTCCGTCCTTCTCCCACGTCCGTGTGCTCGGTTACAGAGTCTGCCGGTCAGAAGATACTGCGCATAGCTATATCAGATTGATAATATCCGGTTTAGGACGAGCGTAGGACCCATCTCATTGAGATGAGGTCCATGCACTCCGCAACCGGGATATTTAAAACCTTGTGTCTTCATTCCGGCAAAATCCTTGCGCTAGGATGCTCGTCTACAGAGTATTCACCAATGTGTTGTACGCTGCCCTGCTCGTTCGCAAGGCATTCTGAGCACAACCTATCGATAGATACCCCTTGATTTCGCTCTCTGTCTTACTCCTGTTGGCTTTCACGTTCCTTCCACGACCTCGGTCTATGCAACCTACAGCCTGAGTCTTCACGTATCCGAGACCACCGACCTTTCTCTTGCCTGTCTTGACCGCACGGATGCAGTCCATAACGAAGGCGTTGAGCTTGTCGATGTCCTCTTTCACGTTTATGACCGGAAGAACCTGAGTAGCCCAGGAGTAATCGCAGTACCCCTTGTAGAGATACCTGTTTACTGCATTGATGGCTTTCGTCATCGTGGTGTCACGTTTCTTTATCGTCCTCTTCTCAATCTCCTTCTGAAAGGTCTTGATACGTGTGGACGACAGAGAGATATTGTGACCCTTGATGGAATATCCCAAGAACTTAAACCAGTGATTAGCATCAAGATACTCAACCTTCTTTGGGTTAAGCGTCATCTGCATCATCTCCAGCTCGCTCTTCATGATATCCATGGCTTTCTCATAGTCTTCACCGACAAACAGCGTATCATCTGAATAGCGGACGTAATATCCGTTAAGCTTAGATAGCTTGTCGTCAAGATGATAGAGAATGACATCAGCCAGCCATGCAGCAACAGAGCATCCCTGTTTTAGGGACTGATACTTCTCGCAGAGGTTGTTGTCCTCATCGAAATAGATGTCTGTGTGATAGTAGTCACGAATGACATCTATCAGCGCAGACTTTCCGTACTTCTCCTCTACCTTGTCAAATGCCCAGTCGATGAACCGAATGGGCACAGAATCAAAGTACTTGGAGAAGTCACCTTTCCATCCGATGATTTTTCCCTCTGCCGAGTATATTATCCGAGACACATCTTGCACCACACGACCGCAGCCGATACCCTTTTGGTATGACGTACAGCGTGGATGCACCATCTCTGGCATCAGCTCGAACAGGAGGTCGTTTGCTATACTCAAAAGGATTCTATCTACAGGCTCATTCACATAGACAGTACGGAAATCTCCGTTGTCTTTAGGAATCTTTGCCGTATGAGGCGGCATTATCTTGTATTTGCCGCTCTTGATCCTCTGATACATAGCCAGACGAGCCTTTGGTGTTGTCAGCTGATACATTACTGCTTTGTCCATGTCCTTGAATAAGCCTTTCTCGATAGCATACTGCCATCTGGCTTTCTCGAAGAACATCTCTAGGATTCTGTCTTCATTCATAATTCTTATGTTTTGGTTATTGTGCGCAGTCCTTAGCTGCGCTTTTTAGGCAATGTTATTTCATCGCAGGGGAAGCACTGGTCTATAGGCCACCAGTATTCATTATCAATTCCCGCGAATCCTCTTTCCTCTGAAACGTGAGTGACAACGTGTTCCTTTGATTGGGAATGTATGTCGCAGTATACCCTCGTTCCTACTTTGATTTTCTTCATATCTCTAATATTTTTGGTTATTGGTAGGGAGATTGCTCTCCCCGTTTGGCTTAGTCGATGTGCTGGAGTGCTACGCTGTCATCTTCTTCGGATTCTCTCCAGTACTCCTGATCTGGTTCGATCTCGATAACCTCACCTGAGAAATTGTCAGCGTCAAGAATAATATCGCTATTATTATAGGCATCCTGCACTTTCTGTACGGCTTCATTCTCACTCTCAGCATCAACGCTGACTACCTTGTTTAAATGCTCTGTGACTGATACGTAATATCTCTTCATAATCTTTAATAATTTGGTTAATAATGGAAGTACGCAGAATGTGCGTACTATTCAGGCTAAGTCCAATCCACGGCAAGGATAAAATTGATAATGTTAATATTGTATCCGTTTTCCACTATATACTTGATAATGGCACGTTTTACGAAATACTCCCTATCTGTGTCAGAAGACTTGCTGTATGCTTCTGAGAAATACTTGAACCCGAAATAAACGGATTCCTTCAAGACGTATCTCTTAAACACCTCTGCAACAAATCTCCTGCCGCCCTTTCTGTCTAAAATTTCATCTATAATCATAATTATCTATCATTGGTTAATAGTGATAGCCCGGAGGCTATCTTTAGGCTAATGCGTTCAATACTCTGTGGGCGTTGTATGCGACAGGATTGTTGTATTTTGCCCTCTCCCACTTTTTGCGCTCACAAACTTTCAGGCAATACTCATGTGCTATATTCTCTGATAGTGCATCGAACGTGTTGTGTGTAACATCTGATGGCTTACCGAAATAAACTCTGTAACCATCCCTGTAGCATACTATACGTCTGCCAAGTCTGTAGATTGTTCTACTGCCCTTCTCTACAAATGTAATTCTTTCCATAATTCTCTGTATTTGGTTATTGGCAGGTAGCCAAATGGCTACCAATTTTAGACTTCGCTCCATGCTTTCCACGCTTCATTCGTGTTCTTGGTGATTGCCTCGTTCCAAAGCTTCTCCATGTTGTAGAAAATTTCCTGAAATGCTTTAGGGGTATCCTTCGGATCAATCTTCTTGCCGAAATACGGGCGTCCACATCTTCTTTCGTCGTGCTCCCAGATGCACCGTATCATTCCCGTCTCCGTTGGAGTGCATCCGAGGAATGTTCCCATTGTACCGCATGTCTTTTCTCTAAGCCACTTCGGATAAGGAACGTATATTGTCCACGCATCCACGCAGTCACGGAACTTCTTTCTTGTGTCGTGATAAAGTTTCAATTTCATAATTCTTTGTAATTTGGTTGATAGAAGAGGAGCATGCAAGCTCCCCTTGTTAGGCTGTTTCTTTTAGTTTGATTCCATTCTCTTCGAGAGCGTCTTTAATCAGCTCGTCAGAGTCCTCGTAGTACTCTCCCCAGCAGGAATCAATCTGTTCCCACTCGTAGGAATCAGAAGATTTACCGTCTTCGTACAATTTTGTATACGGGCGTTTCTTTTCTAGGACGTAACCTTTTACATCACCCCACATCCACATACCAATATTCTTGACTTCGCTCTCAAACAGCTCGATGGCACGATTCTTCCAGTTCTTGGTATTCGTATCCACCATCTTCTTGAAGCGCTCCTTGTCGCAATAGGCATATCCTCTAACATAATCTCCCTGGCTATATCCACTGGAAGACCACTCGTAGAATGCTATATCCTTGCAGTTTTCAAGGAGATTAATAAAATCATCTTCTTCAAGCTCTTCTGTAAGCTCATCCCTAACATCCTCGTTCTTCAGTTCGTTAGGAGTGAAATCTCTAATGTTGTACCACTCGTTCTTGCCGATGCTGAATCTTGATTTTCTTTCAAAACTCCACATGTGGCACGACTTGTCGTATTCGAGACACAGATGATCGCAATGAAACATACTATTGATATACTTGATAATCTTCTTTTGTGGAACATACTTGCAGACAAGCTCTTTCAAGGCAGCCTCTGCATTTTCAGCTTCGACTTCACTGCTACAACCACGAGAAAGTTCCCTGTTGTATCCGTAATCAGAATAGTCCCAGAAGTAAACGCCTGCCAAATCCCATTCTGTGCAAGGGCATTCGGCATCCTCATCCTGGTAAATGGTGATTCTGTAATCGCCGATTTCTTTCTTTGCAAATTCGTAACTCATATCTAATATCATTTAAATGGTTTAACATTGAATATCCCCATGCTAGGGGATATTGTTAGGCTTCCTCATAATCTTCCTCCATCATGGAGTGAGCCTCTTCAAGCTCATTCGAGAAATTGTACTTGATGTTGTACGTGCCGAACGCCTTGAAGTACCATTCTTCGAGGTACGCCCTGTCCTTGCTAGCCTGCTCGCTGTCCTCTGCGGCATCAAGTCGGGCTACCATCTGAGGATACAAATCGTAGTAATCATCGCCATCGTAGTCAGTCGCCCAGAACGTACCTGTAACGTGTCTAGGATAATCGTTGTACAGATTGGCAAAATTTCCATCCATGCGCTGGTCGTTAAGATGGAGATATTTCTTCATCTCTCTGTTTACCTTGTGAGTAAACTCCCATGCAAGAGACTGGATATTCTTTCCGTACAAATCGGCAATGTATTCTTCTAGATCATCTGCGTCATCGAAATTCTCAAGACACTCACGATATAGGCTCTCGATTACCTTGGCGAAGCTTTCAACACCGATATAATCGGCTACTTTTTCGATAACCTCACCCTTGTTGTTCATAACATATTCCCAAATATTCTTTTCCATAATTCTTCTGTTTTAATGGTTCATAATGGTTCCCCACATTATCGTGGGGAGTTTTAGCCACATATGGCAATGTCGCCATAATTTCTGTAGAAATGCTTGTATGCATCAAGACCACTGGCAGCTTTCAAGTCTGTGACCTCTAGCTTACCGGTATCCTTGCGTACCTCTGCAATAGAGAATGTATTGTCGTGTGTCCACTTGATGAGGTCCACACGCCTAACAGGATTCTCTACTGACTCAACGATTTTACACTTCAGTAAATCGTCATTCAGGATTTTCTCTAAATCACTCATAATTCTGTAATTGTTGGTTAATAGAAATCCCCACCCGTGAGAGTGAGGATTGGTTTGGCTAATCGAACTCACTTTCGTCCTGCTCGTACCACCAGTCCTGGAATCGATTCGCAACCTCTTCCAGTGCATACTTGGCAAATGTGTCATAGATATTTCTGCTCTCGCCCTCGTTAAAAGGAGCATACAGAGCCTTGCCGATAGCATCATAGGTGACAGATTTGTCGTCCTTGAAATTCCCGAATCTCTTAATCATCGTGATAAGGTCTTCGCCCAAATCATCGGCAAGCTCGTGCATATTCTCCATGATAGCACTCTTGTTCTCATTCCAGAACTTGCAGGTCTGAGAATGATAGCAGAATCCAGTGTACCCGTCATTTGCATTTCTGCAACTATCGAGAGAATTAAGCAGTGTGTCTTCATTAACACCGCCAAGCTGCTCTACTACGGCATATGCCATCTTTACGAATGATGGATTATCATTTTCCTTGATAAACGCATCCCATACTTTCTGTATATTCATATTTCTGTATTTTGGTTGATAATAGAAACGAGCAAGCGCACCATACGCTTACCCGTAATTTTAGCCGAAAACCCAGATAGCCGTAGTTCTTGCGCAAATAGCATACAGCTTTCCGCTGTGACCACGGAACAGCATTCCGTTGCATCCGTACACACCGGAAGAATAGCCTACCTGACTATATTCTTCCGGGATGGCTGCACGGCTTGAACTGTGTGTTATATCCTTGGCAGCTCCTACTCTAACGAGTCTCTTCAACTCTTTCTGTGTCATTTTCTCCATAATTCTTTAATTTTGATGGTTTAACATGGTTTCTGTGCAGTCTATCTGCACAGAATGTTTGGCTAGAACTTGCGAGGGCGCATGCACGATTGCTCAATCTCCTGAGCCTTTTTGTCTGCACGTGCTACGCGTCTGAAATACTCGCTCTTGTCGAGGTTCTTGCGTCTGCACTCCTCGCTGATAACTGCCTTGTGGCTCGCTACGAGCCTGGCAAGGAACTTTCTGTCTCCGTCTGTCATAATTCTGAATTTTATTGGTTAATAGCAGGCAGCACATTATCGTACTGCCCAGTTCTGGCTAGAGATTGTACACCGGACTTTCTGAAGCACACAGAATCGTAGGACCGGTGAGGATGGAGAACGCACAAGGGTCGAAACTCTCGATTTTCTTCATGCTCTCGATTTTCTTCTGTATCTCAGCACGTATGGATGACAGATTAAGTCTACCGTCAATAGGCATGATAGAATCCATGCCCACCATTTCCACAACGCTCACCTCATCGGTAAATCTCATGTTCACAAGGTCAAATTTATTGATTTTGTGATAAAATTGTACCCATCTACTCATAATTCTACATTTTTGGTTTGTAGGAGAGGGAGATAAAACTCCCTCAATTTTCAGGCTATGTACTTCTTGATGAACTCTTTAAGCTCGTTGAGCCGCTCGTCAATCTCCTCTTTGCTGCATACGCAGATGAAACGTGGAAAACAAGTATCCGTTATTTCTCCCATGTCATTCATAACACAGGCAAAACAACTTATATACCCTTCGCCGTTTTTATTGCTAACGCTAACATCAAGGCTCAGTCTTGATTGATTTTTCAATACTTTTTTTTGGATTTCCTGCAACTTAGGCAAAATCGTAGAGAGTATGTACTCTACATTCTCCTTGTATTCTTCATCTATCATAATTCTTAAATATTGGTGAATAGTATGCGTGACAATCGCCACGCACATTTAGCTCATGCACAATACCGCAATCTCAGAGAAACTCTTGGAGATAGTTTTCTTGCTACGGAAATCCCTATAGCCCTTAGTATTGTTGTTGTGCCACTGGCGCGCTGCTATCTTGATCTTCTCCATCTCATGCATAAGCGCACGCTCAAAATTCTTCTGTGATTTTCTGTCTTGCATAATTCAATTTGTTTAATGGTCCTACATAGTATGCCCAGGAAAATGCCTGAGCACATTTTTGGCTACTCGTACTTGTTGAGCAGGAAAATCAGAATACAGCCGTCTCCGTTCATGAGCATCTGACATTTGTCCTCATCTGTAATGATGTTGGCGCAAATCTTTGCGAACATAGGAAACGGCTCATCCTCCATCTTGTCATGATATACTGCCAGGTATGTTCCCGGCAGCAGAGGACGAGAATCCTCAGGATCGCCGCCGAACTCATCGCACGCCTGTATAGGACATAGAACTCTCTGGATAGATGTGTGTGTACACATATCTTCCTCGCAGTCCATGCCCATCATGATATCAATTAACTCACACTTGATTAATTCCTTTGTTATCGTCTTGTACATATTCTTAATATTTTGGTTAATAGTAGAGAGGAGCAGAAACTCCTCTCAGTTTTGGCTACTTTCTGAGACCTACGAACGTTGTAGTTCCCTCTGCTGTGTAACTGCCGTTCAGCTCTGAAATCTCGTTAGCCTGAGCTAACACAGTTTTTCTCAGCATCACGTTTGCTCTGTGACAATTCACGAGAGTAACTGAAACCATTACTAATGCAACACACACTACGGCAAACAATGCCACGAAAATATTCTTCTTCATAATTCTGTAATTTAATTGGTTAATACTAGATACCGCCCGAATATCTCCAAGCGGTAGTTTTGGCTAGTCACAGATATCCTCTATCTGCTGCTGAATGGCATCTATCATTATGCAGATAATAAACAGACCGCACATTTCAAGAACCGCAGAATATAACACTGCTTGAAAATCTCCAAGCAGAAATCCTGCGATAGCAATAATGCCACACACGAAACTTGTAACTAATATGAGCGCAGCTGACAGCACGCCCTTGCTGATTCTCTTTTCCATAATTCTTTTGCTTAATTGGTTATATTATCGTACTGCCTAGATTTCTCCAAGCAGAATTTAGCTAAATGTTTCCAAGCACAATTATCGTACTTTCCAAATCTCTTAAACTCCAGGAAGGATGAAATTCTCCAAGCGGAGTGTGGATCGCCACAGCTCGCGGAAATACCACTTGCCCTTTTCCGTACTGCTCCAAATATACACAAGCAGAATTCCGTAAAGAATTCCAAGCACATTCAGGAGAATTATCGTACTTGCCAAGCAAATGAATGCCGGCGCACTCTGAATAAATCCAAGCACAATTATCGTACTTGAATAAATAATCTGTCTTGCTTTCATATCTATATTTTATTGGTAATTGTTCCGTAGCCACACACGACAATTATCGTACTGGCTACAGATTTTTAGGCTCACGCCACGCAGAATAATGTAAGCACACCATTCTTTAGCGACCCGAATTCTACGTGACTCAAAATCTCCTGAGCATCTGCAATGATACTCTCAACCTCGCACATATCGAGGCATTTAATTCTCAGCGTACTCATAATTCTAATATTTTTGGTTATTGTTCCCTACAAGCTTAGGGAGATTTTAGGCGATGCCGGCAGACCAAGCGAATCTTTCTTCTTCATCATTCAGTCTGTAGATACTGGAAAGCATGCCAAACAGGCGAGGGCTGCTGTTAACGAGTTCATCGTAGGCATCCTCTGCACTCTGGTCTGTTACATTAATACGTACAAGCGTCTTTCCTATCTTCTTCAAAATCTGTTCTTTCATAATTCTATTTTTAAATGGTTCATAATTGTAGAGCGGAGATTTCTCCCCGCCCCGTTAGCCAGGATGTGCATCTTTGCACCACGTTTTATCTTTATCGTCTCAACTACGTGGCTCACACCCTACAGATTTTATGCTTCTGCCAGCAACTTGTTTATTTCTGAGGAGATAAATCTCGCACGGATGACAAGCAACCGATTTCAGTCAGCGTGGATAGTGTGTACCTTGAACGCTGCAATCGTGATTGCACACACTGGGATTTCTCGGGTAACCACTCCCGAACGGCTCACAACACCGAATAGAATATGAATTATGATTTCTTTCTATAAACTCTCATCTCGCTAGATGATACAAATCCCCTAGCCGTCGTGCCGTCTCATCTCATTCGACGCTCACGCCAGGAATTTTTGCGTATCTCTCGGATGGATGTCTCTGAGTAACACGTTACTCTCTCCCATCTCGGTGTGCCTCTCGCACTCTCGATTTACTGAGATACTTCTCTTGAATTTTGGCAATTAGTCCCCTGAGGGAGAATAAATTCTCTCTCTGAGTTAAGCCCACACACCACGACAAGGTTTACCAAATTGTGTGGGAAAAATAAGGACACGGCGACCCGCTCCAAGTTGAAAAACCTGGAGTAAAATTTCCCACTGGCTACCTATCAAATAGACAGTAGGAAAAACTAGATAGCTAGATTTCTCTAGCTACCTGTTTTGTGTTACTTACTTTTGCGCTTCTGCTAGTTTAGCCTGCAATTCTGCTATCTGCTTTTGCAAATCTGTTATGCTTTCACTCTTTCTCTTTGCTACCTTTGCACCGCTTGAAAATGCTTGATGTAAAGAACACAACTTACTGCCTAATCTTTGCAAACTATCTATAATAGTTGTTTGTACGTCTTTATTGTTGTTATCAAACCACGCAAAGAAATTAGGTAGTTTATGCTTGCGTGAAAACTCGCTTACAGCAGAGCGAACGCACTCTGTTTGCAAATTGCAATAGCTTTCATCTGAAAGTACGTAATTTGTTGCTAGCTTGTTGTATTTGGCACGTGCTTTCTCCAATTCTTTCTTTGCGCTTACAACTTCGCTATCGGTGCACTCGCTTAATAGCTTTTTGCGGTAACTATTGAGCACTTCTAAACTCTGCGCTAAGACTGCGCTACCTTTGCACTCGGTTACATAACTGGCAACCTTAGTACTTACGTGCTCATAACCTTGAGCACCTTTTACGGATAATTCTTTCATATACCTAAATTGTTTAAATGTTACTTATAAGATGATAGTGTCCTACCTCTTTCTTTTTGTACTACAAAGGTACGAAAATTTATTGATAAAAGCAAATTTTTTATGTTAAAAAACGACCTTTAAAGACGTTATAACATATTGATACATAGATAGTTATAAGTTTTAACACTTTGTGGCAAAGTGTCAATATATTACGTTTTACTTCTATATATATAACTATATAAACACCATATGTTAATTTTTTAACATTTAACCAGTACGTTATTATGTAACATTTTTTCACTCAAGTAATTTGTAATAAGTTTTTGTGTTTCACGCTTTATTGATAATGTATAATTATGCAAGAAAAAATGATAAAAAAGTGAAAATAATTAAAAAATATGCAAAAATATGCATAAAATAAAGGGGAAGTGTATGATGGATGAATATTTGAATATAATAAATGGAAAATTAAAAGGGGATTAGATAAGT